TGTCGAAAAGCAGGTTTACCTGCATTTTGATTGCGGAAAAATAGCTGTGGACTATTTTATATTTACTACCGTACTTTCTCTGTTCGTGAGAGGTATGAGGTATATCGTTTCAGATTGCTATTTCCTGCACGATATATCTCTCGCTCAATTTTCAGCGTCAAAATAGCATCTGTCGACGTTTAATGCTATTTGTGTTATAATATAGAGCATTGTAAATAAAAACCGCTAAACCCTAGTATTTATGGGATTTAGCGGTTCTTTTTTTATTGATTGAGTTCAAAATGAGTTCCAAAAATTAAAATTCGCTATTTTGGGGCAAGTTATCCACAGTTATGCTCTCTAATTTGTCGACAGCTTTTCTATTAGCTTCAGGCATCATGTGAGCATAAAATTTGAAGGTTGTGTTTGTATCTGCGTGACCAATCTGTTCAGCGACTGCCAAAATATCTCCGGTAGCTGCGTAAAGCATTGAAGCATAGCTGTGCCGGAGAATGTGAGGACTAATTCTTGGCAAGCCTAACTTAGTACAGTGATATTGCATATATGTTCTGATAGCCGACGGTTTTATGCCATCAAAGATATAATCTTCTGGTTTAGCCTTATAAAGCGTGCCTATGTAGTCTATGATTTGATTATAGAGGTATTTCGGTATTTCAACATCACGCACGGAGCTTCTTGTTTTTGGTGTGCTAATGATAAATTCATCTTTATTGTGTATCCTCATCAGTGATTTATTAACATGAATTTTATAGGGCGATATATCCTCGATTTTTAGAGCCATAACTTCACCTATGCGCAAGCCTGCCCAAAAGATGATATTGAACAGTACTCTATGTGAAGCTATCTTAATATCGTCATAGAAAATCTTATACTGTTCTACTGTCCATAATTTCGCACGTGTATCGTTGGAATATGGCTTTACCCTGTCAGTAAGAGTGACAGGGTTATTTTTTGTCCCGCAATTTCTTTTAGAGAATTCAAAGACCTGGCTTAATTCTGAACGTATCTGATTTAGCAGTCTGCTTGAGAGCCGTTCTTTTTTTGATTTCTCATTTTGAATGGCAAGCCAGCGCATAACTTGAAGCGGAGTAACCTTATCTATGTTCATATTCCCAAAGAAAGGGAGGACGTAATATTTTAATGCCTGGTTTTTCTTGTCGACAGTCGACTGCTTTAATTCTCCTAGCTTTAGTTTGCTGTCCAGCTCTTGCTGGTATGCTGCAATAACTTCGCTAAATTTCGGATCATGTGTATGAGTTTTGTTTCTCATATCGCTTTCGTATTTTTCAGCATCGCGCTTTTTGTCAAAACCTCTTTTTGTTGTATGTTTGCGTACGCCTTGCCAATCCTTATACCAAAAAGCACAGTCCCATTTTCCTGTTTTCGGATTTTTTGTTACTGTCATGTTCTGCAGCTCCCTTCTTGTAATTTTTGCCAAAAACGCTAAAAAATCTCTTTAGTATTTAGCTTATAAGCGACTTTTCAAGGCTTCTACTTATATTTATATTAGTAAAAGTTAAATGCTCATATAAGCTAAATATGAAGCTCTGATAAGATTTTTAATTTATAAAAATAGTGATATAAACTGTATAAAAACACTGGCTTGAAAAACAACCTGGAATTTTATGTTCAGACTGTTTTTCAAGCCTTTTTTATTTCAAAAAGCACAAAAGCAGGCTTAAAGCCTGCTAGTGAATGTTTTAACAGGCTAGGGAAGTAGTCTGTTACTGAATTCGCCTTATTGTTTTTGGTTACAAGCATCTTTGATTCCCAATGATTACGCTTGTAAGCTGTTTGCCGTCTGGCGTGTATTTGAGTTGGAAGCTTTGACGAACAGTATTGCCGAAACCGTTCTTGGATTCTACCCACGATTGGACAATAATTTCTTTTGGATTTTTTGCTGCTTTCCAATCACTGTACCAACCAAATTCAGCACTGTCCGGGTATTTTAAAAATCGTTTTACATCTTCTCGCGCAAACGTGAGCAAATCCGATTCATGTTCAATGACAAAATCATATTTGCCTAAAACTGCTTTTCCGTCTACAAACATATCATAATTATCATGACGAATAGCAGTTATCTTGTTGTCTGTGAGATAGATGATAACATTTACAATGCCGTCATCTGCGCAACGATAACCTTTTGTTTTCTGATTGTCTTTATAGCCATCAAGCATTTCATCATGTTGAATTTTGAAGTTGTCGGAAAATCTCATATCTGTTATGAGGATTTTTTCTAAAGAATTTGCTGCTTCAACTGGCAGACCGGTAACATCGCTAATATTTTTAGAAAATCTATCTTGCTCAATTTTCTTTCCCTGGGACTGTTTAGTTGTATTTGAAGCAACGTTTAATGATGAACTATTGGAAGAGAAAGTTTGATAGCAAAAGAATAACGTGATTACGCTAAACAAAATCAATAGCTTCTTCTGCTTAGATTTTTCTTTTGCATCTGTAGCTCGAGAAAAATTCTTGTAGAAATTATAGGTAAACCATGCGAATATCAGTGTTAAATAATGTCCGCCAGTCATTCCAGCAGCACCAGCTACTGCTAAAACTCCGCATACGATTAATAGTCTTTGCCAGTTTTTCATTTTAGTGTCCATATTTCCTTTTGCAGTTGTTTAAATATTGTTTTTACACCAACTTTATCATTGAAAGAAAGCGCATTTTTATAAGCGTTGAGAGCTATTAGTTTATTTCCGCAGCGATATTGAATGTCGCCTATGCAACGATAAACGTTAGCCTTTTCTTTATCCATTAATACGTCTTGTAATGACCGTTGAAGTAAAGAAAGTACGTTGGAATAATCATTGATATTTGTAGAGTCTAAATTTTTAAGATGCTTTTTAGCTGCCATAAAAGCTTTTTTCCCTACGAGTGTAGATTCCGCAAAAACAGTGTACTTGTCCTCGTCCAAAAAAATTCCGCTAATACTGTATTTGTAACCTATATTATTTGATGAGTTAATGGTAAAAATATTCTTGTCTGTGTCAAAACTTACTATATTATCCGCATCCGCTATCGAAGGAAATGCAACAGCTGTTGTAGTATCGTTCCTTAAATCAATGATAACAAGATTATTTGCAAGATAGCTTGGTCCATTACAAAGACTTACAGCTGCAAACAATCCGTTTTCCGAAAGAATAGATAGCATAATATTTAATGGAAATTCATTTTGATAAATCAATTCACCGTCCAAAAATTTTATTGTTATTCTTCCACATAAAGCATCCCTGTTTAGCCATTCCTCTAACAAGAAATATCCGTTGTCTGCGATGAAAGCTGTGTACAGATTTACACAACGGTGCCCACACGTTAGCAATCGCTCAGACTTGGCATCATATACATAATAATCATTTTGTCCCCACATTATTCTATAATGACCATTTGGCGAAAGTCTTGAATATAATAATATGGCTGCATAATGTTTGCCCCACTTTACAACGCAATTGTCAGTTAACAATTCCTGCTTTGTTTTGATTGGATATTCTAGCACTTCATACCGACTTCCTTTCTTTTTATACACACGAAAAAGAGGACGGACATATGCGCCCTCTTATCGCTGTAGTTCTTCTACAAATGGCTCCCTAAAGAGAATCCCCCTAACATCAAGTTGAATCATTAAGTCCGCATTTTACAGTTTCAGCTTGCTTTTTTTGCAACCAGTTGGTTGGCAATTTCTATGCAGAGTAGCAGGAAATACACATGCTCTGTTGGTAATTGTCGAATCAGCTGTGCATACTCGTTAGTGGTATGACATCGACTTCGTTTTAACCTCCTTCCTTTAGATTGCAAGGTATTATGCCATGCTGGCGAAGGGGAAGTCAGGCCTTGCCTTTGCCTTGCAACAGCCCTTTTATAATTTGCTCGATAGCCATCTTTTGGGTGTCATCGAGCTTCTGAATCTGTTTCGCAATCTCAATAGCCTGTTCGTCGAGAAGCTGGGCGTTGAGCTGCTGCTTTACTGCTTCGGTATCTATGCCGAGGGACTTTGCTTGTTGTTCTGTTACACCGAGAGCATATTCTGTGTCACTATAAAAATATGACACCGGGACATTAAAATAATCGGCGATTAACTGCAACGTATTCATTTTTGGTGTTGTTCGATTTTTCTTCCATGATGAAAGCATGGAATTACTAACGCCCGTTGCTTTGGCAACCTGATATGCAGTTACACCTTTTAAATTAAGTAATATTTCAAATTTTTCGTACATTTTCACCTATTTCATTTCGACAAAATATTTCACAAAAACGCAATAAACTACTTTACAAAAGTAGAACAATGTAGTATAATATTACTAGAAAGTAAAATAAAAACATCTACAAATGTACAATACTTTACTATATTTTACATTTGTCAATTAAAGTATATCACGTTCAAAATTGAACGTCAAGAAAGGAGTGCTGAAATGTATAGAAAAATTGCTGAATTAATGCAGAAAAACAATGTTACTGCTTATCAAGTTGCGAAGGCAACCGGACTTAGCAATTCAGCTTTTTCAACTTGGAAAAATGGCAGAAACAAACCTAATGTTGAAGCATTACAAAAACTCGCCGAATACTTCGGCGTAAGCGTTGATTACTTTTTGGAAGCGTAAAGGAGGGGACTATGGAAATAAAAAACGGTTTAATGACTTTTAATCCACGTTCTGCCGTAAAGCCTATCATACAAATCCTGCATGATAAAAGCATACCAATAGTTGGAATTTCGCAAGTATTTGAGTTGGTTATGAAAGATGCTATAAGCCATACAGTGCCTTATGATGTTCAGAAGTTTAATGATGAATTAAAAGAAGCACAAAAAATTAAAGATGCGAATTCTCTTTAATTATTGATATAGCAATAGCTTGGAAAGACTATTGGTGAAATGGCGTAAAGGAGTAAAAAAGATGAAAAAGGTATTGCAAATATGCGTATGCATTATCTTTGCATGGTGTTGTCTTAGCTTAGTTGGCGGATTTTCGGACAGCCAGGTGCAAAGGCATACAGTCACTCATGTTGTACAAGAAGGCGAAACCATGTATGGAATCGCTGACAAGTATTTCCTGCTCAACAAAACAAGAATTTGTTTTGATGAATTTTGGTATAACGTGAGCAAAGACAACCAGCACCTGACCGCCAACCGCCGTTATCTCCAGCCTGGAGATGTGGTCACTGTTAATTACTACACAGTGAAAAATCAATGATGGCAGATTTATAACGATTGGTTAACTGCCATACTTGTATTATACCATAAAGGAGTTTTTTAAAATGTCTGAAACTCAAACTAATATCTACAAAACAGCTAGAGAATATGCAGGTTTGAACCGCATTAAGGCGGCAGAAAAACTAGGGATTTCTTCTAGCTGCTTGAAAGATTATGAGATTGACTGGCGGCAATGCCCTGATGTTATTGCACTAGCAATGTCAAAACTCTATCGTACACCATGGTTACGTGTACAGCACCTGCAAAAGAACATTGTGTTCTGCGACGTTTTTGGACTTATCCCTCCGGCTGATGATTTAGCGGTGAATATGTTAAGGGCGCAAAAAGAAGTCGGTGAAGTGGTTGAGTTGTTTCCGCAAATGGTAGCGAAAACAGTACAAAAAAAGCACCTCGGCGACAGTCTTTTAAAAGAATGCCGGGAAGGTGCACAGGCTTTACTTGTATTGATTGGTATTGAAGAAGAGCAAAAAGAAAAGACCCCCCACGCTAATAGAGAGCCTTTAACCTATAAATAAAGTCGAAAGGAAATCGGTTTAAAAAATAGGTCATATATAGTATAGCATACGGAAAAGAGGTTGTCAAACATGGAAAGCAGATTCTACACAGCTAAAGACATTGCCAACCTTTTAGGCGTAGGCGTTGGAAAAGGCTACTCGCTTATAAGGGAATGGAACAAAGAGCTTCAGCTAAAAGGCTATACAACTGCACAAGGAAGGGTAGTTAAAGCCTATGCTGATTTAAAGCTTGGTTTCGGAATTCAGAAGGAGGATGTATATGGTAACTAATGAACAGGTTAACGCTGTGTTAGCTCGTAGCGGACTTAGTTTGGAAGGCTTTGAAGCCTTCAGAAAAAGAAAGCATGGTGAGCATAAGCAGACGAAAGAGAGCTGGTTGAAAGACTTTAAGACTTGCTCACACTGTACCAGGGATGGCAAATGTAAGTATCAACACTTCGGATACCACCAGGAAAAACAGGCTGTGCGTGAAGGTGATGTATTAAGCTATAACGTTAACAGTTTGTCGGTGAATATGCAAACATATCCTAAAGTTGGCAGTTATTGTGAATGCTGTCACTGGGATGCTGAAACTACTCTTAAGCTTCACAGCAGACTTGAAGAGCTGGTTAAGGAAGGAAAGGTGATTTAAATGGAAATGAGCGAGAAAATCGACGCTTTGGCTGAAGCCTTAGCAAAGGCTCAGGGCGAAATGAAAAATGCTGTTAAAGGCTGTGACAATCCGTTTTTTAAAAGCAAATATGCGGATTTAGCGGAATGCCTGAACGTAGCACGTGAGCCGCTTAGCAAGAACGGCTTAAGCATATTCCAGGCCAACGAAGGAATTGTAGAAAGCAGTAAACTTGCTGTAACTACAATGATCATGCATAGCAGCGGTCAGTTTATTAAAGTTACGAGCAGCTATCCTATTCAGAAGAATGATGCCCAGGGTTTTGGCAGTACACTGACATATGCAAGAAGATATAGCCTTGCTGCTGCTCTTGGACTTGCACAAGAGGATGATGACGGAAATTCAGCTTGTGAACCGGAACCGAAGCAAGAGCTCAGAGGTAAAAACAAAGAGCAGAAGCCTAAAGCTCAACCGCAATCTACCGGAGATAAATTCGTTAAGATTACTCCGCAAGGTGACATTGTTGTAACTGTTGCTAATGGTCACGATAAGAACGGCAGACCGCTTGCTGCATACAAAAACATTAAGGACTTGACTATTGAAGAGCTTGAAAAAATGGTTACAATTCCTCAATATGCACTTGCTCATACAGCCATCAAGACCTTACTTGAAGAAACGAGGCAGACAGCATGAGTAAGAAAAGCATATTACAGAGCGATAAAGAGTGCTTTATGTGCGGTACAACCTGTAACCTCGAACGGCATCATGTGATATTCGAAACAGCCGGAAGGAAGATTTCCGATAAGCTTGGTTTAACGATCTGGTTATGTTACGAACATCATAAAGGCAAGCTCGGACCTCATTTGGACAGTGAAACAGACTTGCGATTAAGGCGATTTGCTCGTCCCTGCTATGAAGATAAACATAGCAGGGACGAGTGGATAGAGAAAATAGGGAGAAATTATCTATGAGAAAGAAAGCACTTATGAAGTATGTAAGGTTACTTAGACGGCAGCCATTATGGAAGAAGTTATTGTAGGAGGGCAACATGGAGAGCTGGTTCAAGGTTAGTGCTAATGTATTCGACAGTGACAAGATTAAAATACTGCGTGCTGATACGAAGATTGGTGATAGCCTGGCATTAATGTGGTTCTTCCTGTTAGCTCTAGCTCGCAAAAAAAATGATGGTGGTTATGTATACGCTACCGAAGGTGTAGCGTATACACCCAAAACCTTAGCTGCTGTTGGTGGTTTTAAGCCTAAAATTGCGGAAGCTGCATTAGAAGTATTTCAGCAGTACAACATGATAGATATAGAGGATAACGGCTATATCTATATTGTAGGCTGGAGTGAGTATCAGAACGCCGAAGAGCTTTCAAAGCTTAAGGAGCGTGAACGCTGCAAGGAAGCAATGAGAGTTAAAAGGCAGCGCGAAAAGCAATCCAAAACGTGTAACAACGATGTAACAAACGTAGATGTTACGGAATGTTACGAAGATGTTACGTGTAACAAAAGCGTAACAAGTCAAGATGTTACACGTAACAATGATGTAACAAACGTAGATGTTACGGATAAGAATAAGAGTAAGAATAAGAAAGAGAATAAGAGTAAGAGTAACAACAACAACTTTAGTAGTGGTTGTTACGATGAAAATGCTGCCGTTACGTGTAACAGTTACGAAAATGTTACGAGCAATAATAATCCTGTTGGCTTTTGGAATCAAAATGTTACGCCGATAACACCATATATTGCAGAGCGGTTACAGGCTATTGCTAAGGAGCACGGCGAGCTAATAGCCATGCAAGCGGTAACAATAACAGCGCAGCAAGGCAAGAAGTCAATAGCCTATTGTGAGGGAGTTGCAAGAAACCTTGCGAGTGGTGACAATCAAAAGCCAAAGAAACCGCCGGATGATTTTAAACCGCCGGACGACCAAACAGACCTGGACAAATATTTTTAGTGAGGTGATAGCATGAATGCGAATGATGTTCAGAATTCGATTACGCTTGCTGTAAATCACATTGCTAAAAATGCTTCACAGCTTAATAAGCAAAACGAAAATGATTATTACGAAAACGGATTGCTTATGTGTGGTAAATGCCATACGCCGAAGCAATGCAGAGGTTTTTTGTTTGGCGTTCAACGAACTGTAACCTGTATCTGTAAGTGCAGAGCGGAAGAGCTTCAGGCAGAGCGTGAACGTGAGGAGCATGAAAAGCGACTTGCTAGGGTGCAAGAGCTTAGAAAAGCTGGCTTCCCGGAGCGTGAGCTTCAGGCACAGACTTTCAGCCATGATGACGGCGCAGACGAGCGGACGATGCGAGCGATGAAAAATTTTGTTGAGCACTACGATGATTTTCGCAGAATGCATAAAGGATTGCTGCTTTATGGAAATTCCGGAAGCGGAAAGACGTTCGCCGCTGCGTGTGTTGTCAATGCGTTGATTGATAAAGGTGTAGCTTGCTTAATGACTAATTTTGGCAGAGTGTTCAATACATTGTGGGGCACTGAACAAAAGCAAGCGTATCTTGACGGATTTAATCAATTTGAGTTGTTAGTGCTTGATGATTTAGGAACAGAACGGCGCACGGAGTTTGCTCAGGAGCTGGTGTTCCAGATCATCGACAGCCGTTGCCGGAGCGGATTGCCTACAATCATTACAACAAATTTACCGATTGAAGCAATCAAAAAGCCGCAGACGATAACGGAAACAAGAATCTATGACCGTATTTTGCAGATGTGCCACCCGGTAGAGGTTACACACGCAAGCAGACGCAGGAAGAAGGTTGCAGAAGGCTTTGCTGCGACTAACAAATTATTAGGATTATAGGAGGGAATTATGGACGCTAAAGAGCTTACGAGAATCACTGAAAGTGCAAATCGTGATAAAGATAAGAGATATTTTACGAAAATAGTAAATTTTTATATCAATATGTATCATGACAGCGGCGAGGTTTATTATCTGCATAAAGCTATTGCCGAAATCAACGCAAAAATTAAAAAAGAAGGCGGCGAAATTTTCTGCCAGGACAATCAGTTAAAAAGAAAGGAACAAAAAGCATGAACAAAATCATTTTATTAGGCAGACTGACAAAAGACCCGGAGGTAAGATACACTTCTACAAGCAAGGTTGTTGCTCAGTTCACGCTTGCTGTGGACAGACCTTATTCCAAAGACAAACAGCGTGAAGCGGACTTTATTCCTGTGGTTATCTGGGGTAAACAGGCTGAAATCTGTGGCAATTATCTTAGTAAGGGACAGCGTGTGTTAGTTGAAGGCAGACTGCAAATTCGCAGCTATGACGCTAAAGACGGTCAAAAGAAATATGTAACCGAGGTTATCGCAGAGCATTTTGAATTCATTGAGCGTAGAGAGCAAGGCGGTGAATCTCAGCATACACCGGGAGAAGAAAGCCAGGACTTCCAAGGTTTTGGCAGCGCAGTACCGTTCGATGAAACAATTCCGTTTTAAGCGAGGTGCAGCATGAAGATTAAAGACGAAGTTAACCGCTTACGTAAGCTGGCGTGGACTGAAATCGAATTAAAGAAAGATGATTTTAAGAAGATTTGCAGTGAATATTGTTTTTTGTACAAAACGATATATCACCAGACCTACAATCCTAGCATGAAGCTGATTAGCACGTGGGGAAGAAGCAAGGTGTATGTTGATAAGCTTGAATACATTGATGTGCTTCAGAACTTAGCTTATCTAAGGTACGCTTTCAGCAGAATGAAATTCAAGGGGTACAAGAAACATGAATCAGCTTAAAAACATCCTTGTAGGCAAGCGGAGCAAGGCAAGCGGTTCATTCTTTGAAAAGATGATTGACGCAGGATGCCAGTATTATGAGGAACATGGCATTGCGAAGATTGAGAAACAGAGCGAACCTGTACATTATATCCGCCCTTATGGAGCGCATGGACAGTTTATTGCGAATTATGCAAAGAAAAGCGGCGTCGACTACAAGGGGACGATTAGAGGTGGTTTAGCGGTGTGCTTTGAAGCGAAGCACACCGACGGCGACAAGATGCTGCGAAGCAGACTTGAACCGCACCAGCTTGAATACCTAAAGGTTCATCATTTTTTAGGAGCAAGGTGCTTTGTCCTGGTATCGTTTAATCTGACAGATTTTTATAATGTGCCGTTCCTTGTATGGGAAAATATGAAGTCGCTATACGGAAGGCAGTACCTGAAGCGTGACGATCTGGAAAAATACAGAATCAGTAATACAGGCAGAGTGTTAAAATTTCTGGCTGTAACGGAGGAGCAACAGTGAAATATCTACTTGGAACAACAGCAGAAGGCAAGCAGTGCTGCCCTCATTGCAAGCAGGAAAAAATAAAGCTTGTCTACGGCGCAAAAATTGTAAACAGAAAAGGTGCTGTAAAATGGGCGTTTCGATGCTCATCGTGCTATGGCACTATTTGGCTAAAGTAAAGCGAAAGGAAGTCGGTTTAATGCAGAATAAGGATTGGAGCTATCTGCTAGGGCAGAAAATAGGTATGCTGAAAGTGCTTGAAATATATCCGCCAGGCGTTATCAGCATCAGACCTAAAAAGAAGGTTTCTGTTGCAAGATGTGTTTGCGAATGCGGCACTGAATGTTACAGAGATGTATCTAACCTAGCCAGGCGACAAGGAATGAGCTGTGGAGGCAAGGAGTGTAAGCACAAAATCATGAGCCTTGCGCAAATAAGAAGGCAGGAAACGAACAAAAGAAAGGCTACAGCTCAGAAGCCTGTTGAGAAATTTTTAAAAGATGAAGAGCCGATAATCACGAAAAAACTGAAAAACAAATATGTCTGCCCTTTTCCGTTCCCGGGCTGCGTTAGAAGCGAGGTTTGCCACGTATGCTGCTGGGAGTGCGATAAGGAATGTAAACAGTGCAGTAATAATCCGCAACTGTGCGGAGCAAGGAGATTAAGATGAGAAGTATTAAGGAGATTTTAACAAACGAAAAGTTTCAAGCCGACAAGAAAAATGATTTTGCTTTTGAAGGCTTGGTGTTAATAGGCTTCCTGCATCTGCCGGGAATAAAAAAGAGCTTGCAGTGTGTTGTAGGCGTTGAGCCTGATCAGGACGGCAACCAATGGGAGCACGTAAGCGTAAAATTTTGCGGCACGACGAATAAAACACCGTCATGGGAGGTTATGTGCCAGGTTAAAGACGTGTTCTGGCTGCCGGAAGAAGAAGTACATCAGATTCACCCAAAAGAAAGCGAGTATTTACACGGCGTAGGCAGGATATACGATATTTTGCACCTGTATCGTCCTGTAGGTGGCTGGAAACAGAATCCAAACAGAGGTAATGCAAATGAGTAAATTGCTAAATGTAATCATCGACATGATCACGGTTATACTAATCATCGGCATACCTGCTATGTTTGGTGCCCTGTTAGGTGCTGCGATTGGGTGGTTAATATGGCTGTGGTAAAGCGAAGACAGCAGAAGCTGAAATATTATCGTTACTGCTTGCGTAAAGCACGTGAGCTGATGCGTAGCGAGTTAAGAAAATATGAAGTTTTGGCAGGGAGGATAAAAAATGACAACAAAAAGATATTTAGACGGCATTTATTTCCGCGTTAAACGCGGTAAACATTGGGAAAGCATCTGCTTCTCGGATTTGACCGACGAAGAAATGGACAAGGTGCTTGAAGGGCATAGCGTTCAATGGCTCAAAAGCACTTGCAAAATCCTGGGACACACCATTAGATGTATCGGCGATGAGCTGAAGATTGTCGGCGGCAAGGAGGAAGAGCGAAAGAAATGTTAATTAAGCTTAAGAATGGCACGTGGCAAGATATGAGCAATGTTGTTGGCTTAACAGTGACGCTGTGCAAAGGTATGAATCGCTGCTATTATACAATCCTCGTAAGCATGAAAAACGGAGAAGAATTCGGCTATAAAGAATGTAGCGATTATGAAGAAGCAGAGAAAGCTATGGATGAGCTTGCTAAAAAAATCAATGCATCGCAAGGAGGCAATAATGGATAAGCCGTTTATTTTAGATCCGTGCTGTGGAAGCAAGATGTTCTACCATGACAAAGAGAGCGACGCTGTTATGTTTTGTGACATACGAGAGCTGCATACAAAGCTCTGCGACGGAAGAGAATTACATATTCAGCCAGACAAGATAATTGATGTAACCAACATGGAGAATATAGCAGATGAAGCATTTAGCTACATCATTTTTGACCCGCCGCACCTGGTAAAAGTTGGCGAGAGCAGCTGGTTGGCACAGAAGTATGGGCAACTTCCGGTGCTATGGGAAGAGTGGATGACAAAAGCGTTTACTGAGTGCTTTAGAGTGCTTAAACCTGGTGGGATGCTGCTGTTTAAATGGAGCGACGAAGATATTCCGCATAAAGATGTGCTAAGGTGTGCGTTACCTTATCTTCCTCTTGCCGGAGATAAGCAAGGGAAAACACGTTGGACATTTTTTGTAAAAATAGAGAGGTGATAATAATGACCGTCGAAGAGTTTTATAAATGGGCAGTCAAACATGACTGCGAAGGAATGGAAATAACAGTCAAATGCTATGACGAAAATGGTAAAGAAGATGAATGCTGGCTCATTAACGACCGGTGTATCGAAGAACGTCAAGGCAAGGAAGTGGTTATTAATTTGAGATAAAAGTTGAAAGGAAGCGGAGGTAGTAGCAGTGAGCAAAAATCTTATTCCGGCAGTCGCTGAAATGCTGGGGCTAAAATTGAGAGAAAAATTTATGATTGACAGGTATGACGAAGTATATTTTTTCACCGAGGAAAATTTAGAAGTAAACAAGGCATATCCTCAAAATATACCATTACTTGCATCGGCTGATGTGTTGGAAACGTTAATCAAGGGAGAATGCGATATTATTAAAATTCCCTGGCTGCCGAATCGTGACGAAGATTATTGGACGTTTGGATTGTATTGCGATAAATCTTCAAAGCTGAAGTGGATTGCAACTAGGATGACTTGGAACGGCGAGCCTGACGATTATGCAGCCTATAAAGCTGGGTGGGTGTTCGCGACGCAAGATGATGCGGAAAAAGCATTGTCGAATGTAGCTAAAGAGCTAAAGACGCCATATATATTAAGGGGGCAATTAAATGGCTAAAAGATTATGTTGTGGTTTTCGTGGAAAAATTTATTATACCGATGTCAACGAAAAAGAAGGCATTATGGTAGGTCAAAGAGTAGAGGTTACAGATTCAGCCATTGAAGCTGTTATGGAAAAGCTATGTTATATGGCTGAAAGCAAGAAACCGTTTGACGGCAAGGCTGAAATTGAAATCAACGGCTTTAAATTGAGCATTGACGGCACAGGCAATCCCAGATTCATGGAGAAATATGGAGAGCTGAAAGAATGAACAGCGTTTTGATTACAAAAATATTATTGGCAATTACATTCACTGTTGTTTCCGTTTTCGGTGGCTGCTGGATAATGACAATTTGCGCAGCGATAGCAGATGAAAAATGGGACAGATGGACAGAAGGTCTTTTGTTTGGTTGCTTTGTTGACATATTGATTTTTTTGATAATCTACGGTGCTTGGGTGGTGTGAAAAATAACGATTAAAGAGCTTTACGAATATGCTAATGCCAACGGCTTTGAAAATCTGCCGCTTCAATATGGCTTTGTCGATGACAATGGCATCTATTATCCGGACTATTTCAGATTTGCTGATTTTGATTACAATATCGACAATGTAACGATGATGTTTTATGTTGCTGGAGATAAAGAAGCTAAAGGGTTGCAGAAAAACACAGGCTCTACAATGGAATATGTAGGAGCAGGAGATGATGCAGCTATGGGCGTATACAAATGCTCTCAATGTGGCTCTGAGGTGCAGAATTATGAATACTATGATTTTTGTCCATGGTGTGGAAATAAAATTAAGGGGTGGGAGTAATGATTGACTATAAAAAGGCAGAACAGGCAAAAAGATTGCTTGATGAAAGCGGCGTAGATTATGTGCTCGCTTATGTCAACGAGGACGGCTGCGCAGCAGGACAGGTACAAGGTGCTGTTTTAAAGGTTGCAGACTGCATTGTAACTGTAATAAAGACAGTGGGCGAGTCGATTCGTGACAAGTATGGTGACAAATCGGCTGTTGCAGCGGTGCACGACATAACAATGAAAGCACTGCAACTGATTTACCAAGATAGCAAGAAGGAGTGTAACTGATGAAAAAATATATTGTTTTCGGTAAAGTAACAGCTTTTATATCGGTAGAACTAGAAGCAAAAAACAAAAAAGAAGCCATTGAAAAGGCTTACGAAGAGTGTTCTGGACCTATGAGTTTTGTCGGCAATGGTGGATGCAACAAATTAATTGGAGTATGCAATACAGATAATGCCGACGTTAGTATTGAATGTGATGATGAAGTTGAATATACGGATGTTGAAGAAATTGAATAAATAAGGAGCAATAACATGGCGAACCACGATAAGCCTACTGAAAAACAATTAAATTTTATCGACATAATAAAAAGTTACGTCAAAGATGATTTTCATGGCAGTACAAAAGCTGAAGCGTCTATATGGATTAATGCTCACATTAAAGAGTTCCGGAAAAATCAAGAGCTTGAAGCAAAAGATATTGATGAGATGATTGCAGCAATGCTTGAAAGTAGATAATGATTAAAGGAGTGATAACATGGCTAAAATTAAAAATGTAAATTGCGGATGTTCGGCGGCGTGCCGTACATGGTTCTGCTGCCAATATTGCGATTTAAAGAAATCTTGCAAAAATCCTTGTGAAAACGCTTTTAATACAAAGCTCTGCGAACACTTTGAAAAGAGAGAGGATGAATAACATGGCTAAAAATCTAATACCGCAAATAGCCTACATGTTGGGCGTAGAGATAGGCGAAGAATTTAAAATTAAGGGTCATGACGGATTGACTTATAAGCTTACCGATAATGGGCTAGAATTAACTACTGTTGATGGTCAGAAAACGAAATGGTTCGACCACGGAGCATTAAACAGCTTGCTGAAAGGCAAAATGGAAATCGTCAAACTTCCGTGGAAGCCGAAGAAAGGCGAAACTTATTATACCTTTGAGCTTTTGGGCGGCAAGTGGATTGTTCACCTGTTGTGGTGGGCTGGCTCCCCCAATGGGTATGCCCTACTTGACAAAGGCTGGGTATTCCGCACAAAGGAAGAAGCCGAAGCTGCCTTGCCTGCCGTCGCGAGAGACATGGGAGTTGAGTATGAATTATGACAGAAGATAGCTTATGCTTAAAGCTTGGTAGCTTTTATGGTATCCGCCGTGGCTTAGATTGCGGACCGAACATTCTAATGAATCAATACCGTGATGAAAATGGCTGGGTTACGAATTTCGGCGTAAAAAAGAACGGAGATTTATGCGGAGAATACGAAGCCGATTTTCTGTATATCACAAAAGACAAATATCTGTATGAGGTTGAGGTCAAAATTAGCATAACAGATTTTCGCACCGACCTGCAAAAACCGCTATATCACAATTTCCCAGACGTAAGAGGATTTTATTACTGCGTGCCTTCAGAATTATACAATGCTCATGGCGACGAAATAAAACTTGTCTGTAAGGATAAAGGTGCAGGATTAATTGTAATGTACGAACGTGATTTTAGCACGTTAATAAAGCCTAAGATTCGCAAGGACGTTAAACCTTTAACGCCAATGCGTTACGTTTATTACCTGCGGTTATTCGCCAAAAAGTGGGTAAGGAAAAGGGAGGGAAAATAATGACAGTTGAGGAGTTTTACAAATGGGCGAAAGCTAATGAATGCACTGACTATGAAATCAACATCGAGTGCTACGATGAAGATGGTGATGTATCCGAAACATGGCTTGACGATGTATGGTTGTTGAAAGTGCGTGATAATAGCAGCGATATACTGATTAAATGCACTGAATAGAGCTTTAAAAGAGAAAACTGCAACATGTTGCAAAAATCTCTTGTAAGGTGTGGGCATTGAGAGGTGGTGATATAGCATGAAATGTAAAGCATATGTTTTTGCCAATGCAGCAGACTACGATATTGACGATATATCAGGAAAAATAACATTCGCTGAAACGACAGGTAAAGCGAAACAATATTTCAGCATGTATAGTGGAGTCCATTACAAGGATATTAGAGTGCGACGCTTGACTTGGGCAGACAAATACGAGGATGTTGACGAAATTCCTGTTGAGGAATTTTTAGACCACGGCTGGTATTTTATTTGCAATATTTGTGGTGCAAGGATAGAAGATATTACAGTTTTTTACACCAACAATAAAGGGTTCTGCTGCAAGAAATGTTTTGACGATTGGGAGAAAGGAAAATGAAGGCATATAGCTACGAAAATGACATAAACTTTTATAACTACATCGTTTTTGCTGACAATTCAGAAGAAGCGAAATCTATGGTAGCCGTTGCTGAAGGCTGGAACGCTGATGAAACCGAGGATATTAAAGTATGGCGCGAGCCAGAGCTTGACGCATACCATGATAAGGATATTTCAGCGGTTGCATTACTTGCTGCCGGGTGGGGACTGGAATGTCCTAATTGCGGAGTAATTAACAGTGATGATAACGATTTGCCGACATATAATGACGATAAAGCCTATTGTGGAAAATGTGGGGCGGAATTGGTTTGCTTGGAAGATAGGGTTTTGCGTAAAACTTCCTTGAAAAAGTTGTAGGTTGGGGCAAAAAGTTGAGGTGAGATTTATGAAAAGAACCATTGGCAATAAGCTAAACGACTACAAACATTTGAAACCACCCGGAAGTGAATTCTTGCCACGCTTAGTAATGATTAGACGTGCCGTAAATGTTGTTTTTAGAAGAAATAGATATGCGTGGTGCAGTTTAAAAAAATTGTTTGTGCAAAGAATGAAAGCAAAGCACCCGGAAGCCGTCAAAAAATGGCCGAAAAATCGTAGACAGTAAGGAGGCAAAAATGCTGATTAAGATTGGCGAAACGCAATGGATTAAAGCAAAGAAAATAAATGCCGTGCAACTATGTAAAAAAACCGGAGAAACGTGGGGGATTCGCGTGTATGCAGGTGCATGTATATTTGACCATAGCACGCATGATAACAAGGAGGAGGCCTTGCGGCAATTAGATTACTTGGCTTTAACTATAAACAGTAAAAATAAATAACTAGCCCATGGGTGCGGCGGCTGGGTTGCCGAATGGCAGTAGGGTTCCAAGAATTCCCACGCCGCCGCTTTTTATAAAGGAGAAATAAAAAATGATTGATTACAAGAAAGCACAGAAAGCTGATAAATTGTTGTTGGAAAGTGGTGTTCCGTTTATGCTTGCTTATGACAATACCGACAAGCATATGATTTGCCGTGCGTTCGGCAACTATCCAACACTTAAAGAGTTTATAGTGACGATGATGGTGCAGGCAGTAGTAAACGTACAGAGCAAATACGGCGAAGAAGCAGCTATGAAAGAATTAATGGGTATGATGACTGAAGCAGCGCAACAGTATTGCGAAGAAACAAAAAAGGGGGCAGAAAAGCATGAGCTCAATTAAACCTGCATTTGTGAATATGGAGCAGCAGAAACGCATAAACAATATCGTGCGTGCTGCTGAACATCTTGAAGAAGTCATTAAGCAGAATTGCCCTGAAAACTATGAAAGGAAAATAGCCTTGCGAACGCTTGAAGAAGTGGTTATGTGGGCAAATAAAGCAATCGCGTTTGAGGGTGCAGATGATTGATAATGATGAATATTATCCTTGCGATAATTGCGACAATCTTTGTGACGAATGGGAGCGGCAATACTGCTGTGAGCTATGTCGCTATTACGGCGGTGGTAACGAAATGGAATGTGCCCATTGCGACCCGATGAATATTTAAGGAGGGAACAAATGAAAGATGAAAAATTACTTGTCCTGCTGTTTGCATTTAGATATGCCGTAAACAGGCTAGGCACACAGGCATTGGCGCAAATTGAAAATGAGCTGGATGCTAACATTGAAAACTTTCCGGATTGGATGTTAACACAGATGCAGTTCGAAATTGAAAGAAATTTTAACTACATGGAAAGAAAACTGGAAGAAACAGGAAAAATTGCATTAGATGATGATTGCCGATTTCAGCAATATTTGTTGGATGCAATAAAGGCGCAAAGATCCAAATTAGCAGGTACAACCAATGGAAATGTGCTTAATTGATATTGTCAGTTGCACACTGCTTGACGTAGCTGTTATGTGTGTAGCTTTATGGATGTTAAACAGGGAGTGGTAAAGTGAAATATTTAAATCTTGTTGCGATGATTTGTATGGATATTTTTGCAATCGTTGGCACGATTGGAATCCTGGTTATAATCTGGAGAGATATTTTAGGAGGTTTTTAAGATGATTAAATTTTTACCGACGATTGACGCACCAGCGAACACGAAGCTTCCGCAACGTAGCACACAGTTTTCTGCTGGCTATGATTTTTATGCCCCGACCGATATTTTTATTCCAGCTGGCGGTGAAAGCGTAATTATTCCGCTGAACATCAAAGCTATTATGCCTGGCGATATGGTCCTGATGCTGTTCATCCGCAGCAGTCTTGCGGTTAAGTTCAATTTGTCGCTAGTTAACAGCGTAGGTATTATTGATAGCGATTATGCTAACAATCAGGACAATGACGGCAATATAGGCGTTAAATTCAGGAACAAAGGGAGCGAAACTATCATCATCAGAGAAGGTGAACGCTGTGCACAGGGAATCTTCGTCCGTTACTGCGTAACCTCGGACGATGAAGCAAGTGCTGTTCGTGGTGGCGGTTATGGCTCAACAGGACGCTAAGCTTTATCTTATTAGCTGGCGCAGTTTGATTTCGGGCGAGGTTGATTTTTACGACAGAGTGATAGCTTCTTCGCCTGAAGAAGCTATAAAGATAGCTACTGAGGGAGATTTTTCAGAATTTCTTGAGCTGTACGACCCGGAAGTAGAAGAAATGTAGGGAGTGTGTAAAATGCCAAAAAGAGAAAAAAGCATTGAAGAACAAATCAAAGAAGAAACAGCTATGCTTATAGACAGTTTTTTGCGGTGGGAACATATCCGGACCTATGGATGCCAAGACCCTTTTTATCCTGACGGCGAAAATATGAATTTAATAAGGAATCATATAATTTACGGAAAGAGCAGACTTGAAGAGCTGTGTACCAATATTCCTTTGCCAGCCCAATATTATATGCCGACACCTGATGAAGTTGACGCAAACTATATGGCTGCCGACGGAAAGTATTACGATTACCGGATGAAAAAGTTCGCAGGATCATATCCCGGCATTACCACTAAAACACCGAATGATATAAGCAACCAACAAGAATTATTTTAGAGGTGCTACATGAAAACACCATGCAGAGGATGCACAGAAAGAAAAATAGGCTGCCACGCTACTTGTAATGCTTTTAGCGAATGGAAAATCCAGCAGTGTAAAATACTGAAAGCCATGTATCTTGAAACGCTTTCACCTACAGCTGGAGCAGTTGCCAGACACGAAAAATGGATAAAGGAGCATAAATAATGAGTACGTTTAAATCTCCATTTAGTTTTATCGAATTAAAAGATGATAAATACGTTATTGTCAAAGAAACATCGAAGGATTCAAAAGATAGCTTTACAATGCCGCTTCCTAAGGATAACGTAAATCATCCGAAACACTACACCAAAGGCGGTATTGAGTGTATAGATGCCCTAAAGGCTGCTACTGTTGGCAAAACAGGCATTGAAGCTGTCTGCGTTGCCAACATCATCAAATATTTATGGCGTTACGAAGAAAAAAACGGCGTAGAAGATTGCCTAAAAGCAAAGTGGTATCTGGAACGCCTTATCAAAGAACTTAAATAACAGAAGGGAGTAAGCGCATGGAAGATATGACTGTAAATGAAAATCAAAGCACGATAACCGTTCCGCTGGCGTATTTCGAAGAACTTATCGAACGTGTGGCAGAGCAGACCGCCAAAAAGACCTCTAAAAAGCTGTGTGATGATCTGTATAGCAAAGAAGCACAGCGGAGGGATTTCGACAAGCGGCTGTATAATGTGCGCTTGCTGCTAAAGAATTACAGAAGCCTTCAGGAACACGCTGCGTTAAAGACCAGCGAGATTGTCAATATCGATGATGAGCAGATTTCAGCTATCGAAATTCTTGATTCGTTCCAAAACCTGAAAAGTATGGGAGCTAATGAGCTAAAACTTGAAAGCATTATAAGCTCAACCATGCGAACAAAAGTGCTGATAAACTACATGGACGACATGATAGCACTTTACAAGCAGACCAGGTATAACAGCGGCAAGCAGGAAGATTTGCGCCGGGCAGATGTGCTTGACGTGCTGTTCCTTAAACCTTGTCCGCCGGAAGCGTATGTTACTGATATAGTAGCAAGCCTTGCGCAAAAATGGTCAGTAAGCGAAAGGCAGATATGGCGTGACACAAACGATGCCGTTGAGCAGCTAACAGCTTTACTGTTTGGCGTGGATGGCGTAAACCTGCTGGAAGATAAAAAGCGCAGAAGAGCAGCTCGGCTTGCTGAAGAAAAGAATATAGAAAGATAATAAGAAAAACTCACCTTTTATAAAGAAAACTCTTTACAAAAGGTGAGTTTTATAGTATAATATAAGTGTAGGGAAGATAAGAAAGCCTACAAGAAAGGAAGTCGTAAAAATGGATAAAATGATTAACGTAGTTAAAAGAATTCAAGATATTGAAGCAAAAGCTAACAAGAAAACTGCAAGTAAGGAAGAAATGCTTGAACTGGTTGCCCTTGATGAAAACTTAAGAGCTTATGCTCATGAAAACAACATGGGATATTTCGAATGCTTGGTAAAATGTTATGAAGAATTAAGAAAGGAGAATTAAAAATGGATAAAAAGAAAAAAGAAATGTATACAATTAGTGTTGTTTTAACTAGCAAACAATCTGTGCGGCTAATGGATATGTACCTTTACGAAGTTGGATACCTTGAACTTCCCGATGATGCGGTTATCAAAGCTGTACAGAAGCCAGACCTAAAAAAGATTAAAACGTTTGTCAAATTGCTAGGTGGCAGCGTTAATATCTTAGATAAATGGTTTGTGGAAAGCTACCAATAAGTAAAGGAGAATAAAAAATGAAAAAACAGGAACTGAAAAAATTTGCACAAGAGGCATTACAAGAGCATTTTGGATTTGCGCCAAAACTAAAGCAAATAGTTTTACTCGAATCCTACACAGAACATAATGTATGTACATACCTTATGTTTAAAATAGATGGTTACGAAACTCTGTATCAGTTAACTCAAAAAATGGAAAAGGGTTGGTTTTTGGTACAGGGAAGATGCTACATAATAAATATTGTTGAGCCGAGTAAGCAATAAAAGCTGATGACAGGAGCTTAAGCTCCTGTAAAGCTACCGGGCAGAAGGTTCAAAGTCCTTGCCAATAGCTTTAGAAAGGAAGTCGATTTTATGAACTATGCAATTTTACTGAAAACCGTGGTTAATGCCAATGGCAAAACAAATTCTGTGGAGAAAGTACCAATGATGGAGGTATTCCCAACTATTTCCCTGGAATCTATGTACAAGCTTTGCGAATGCGAGTTGGTCGATATTAAGGATATGCCGCTTCAATTAGTAGAATTTGACGGCGAGCTTGGAATCATCCCGGCAGTCACCTTGGTGTTCGATGAAGAATTTCTTCTGAAGAACGAAAAGCCTGTAGCCAATGAATTAGCGAGTGCTATTTATGGTTACGGCAGATTACATGATCAGTGCCTGTGCGGTAACGTGCTGCTGTGCTACACAAACGAGGAAGGCGACTGCATGCCGTTCAGCGAGGGTGAAGCGAACGCTATCGTAAAATGTTTGACAAGAATCAATAACCATATCGGAGATATGGAATTTAAGGTCCAAAAACCAATGATGAAATTTATGACTTTTTAGGAGGGATACATAATGTTGAAATACAAAGATTACTCAACCTTAATCAACGAACAGCAAAAGGAATACGAAAGCTTTACCAAAGATAAAATGTTCTTTGCTTTTACTGAAGAACAGTTCAACGAAGGCATGAAAAGATTTGGGTTAGCTCCTAATGATACCGACAAGGTTTATCAAATCGGCTTCGGAGGATATATCCTTCGTGCCCAGGCTAAGGCTCATAATGATTTAGTAAAACGCCTGAACATCGAAAAGAAGGAGCACATGAAAGATTTCGGCTTCTTGAAATCAGCCTTCCGTTACGAACTTGCTAACCATGAGTTTTGTATAACTTATGAGCTTGACGATACGCTAGATGCTCTGCTTTTGACTTATGAGCAAGTTAACTCTGACCCGATTATGAAAAAAGCTTTACTTGAAGCAAAGAAAGAATATCTTAAGAATTGCGAAGATTGGATGTGATTAATGTGAGAACAAGACAACTTATAAAGTATGTACTGATGTTGGAAACGCTTCCTCTTGCCGGAGATGAGTTCCATGAACTCATGGCAAATACAAAACGCCGCGAAAAGAGAATCAATGCACTGCGTGAAAAGCTGCTGATGCCAGCAAGCTGCTATCCCTACAAACAGCCATAAATAAAAGAAAGAACCAGCGTACACCGAAAGGTGTGCGCTGGAAAAAAGATTGGAGTGAAAATCATGTGTAAAGTAGCAGATAAAAGTTACAAAGAGTTATGCGAAGCGTTGCTAGGGCAAGAAGCTTATAAGGTTTCCGAATTAACGGCGCAGAAATTGTATCGCTTGGAAGATACCGACGAACTGAAAGCATATGGATTAGACAAACAGAAAGCAGAAGCTTTCTTGTGTGGTGTAGAGTTAGGCAAAAGAGCTTTTACCGAAACCAAAACTGAGGAAAAAAGATACTGCTGTGCTCCGCGAGATTTAGCTGAATTTATGATGCCGAAGTTGCGGTATCTGAATCATGAAGAATTCTGGGTAATTGCAGCAGACAGCAAGAACAGAATTATTGAAGCAAGAGCTATACTGAAAGGAACGCTGACAAACTGTTATGTTCATCCTAGAGAGATTTTCAAGTATGCCATCATGAAAAATGCTGCTGCAATTTTTGTAGCGCATAATCATCCTTCAGGTCTTGCAACACCTAGTGCTGACGATAAAAAGTTAACCAGGGATATTGTTAAAGCCGGGGCAATAATGGGAATACCTTGCTATGATCATATCATTATAGGTGACGGCAGTTACTACAGTTTCCAGGAAGATGAACAAATGTAAGGAGGAGTAGTAAATGTTACAGGGATTTGAGCAGTATTTTTTAAAAAAAGAAATTGAGCTTACTATATCGAAAACTGGGGGAGTTACCTTTAAGTCTGGAACTATACAGGCATTAGGAAAATGTGAATATATTCAAATTTTTTTCAAAGACAGTGAAAGGCTGTTGGCTATAAAATCAGCCCAAAAATCCGATAATTGGGCCGTTCCGTTTAGGTCAACAAGTAATTGGGTTAGATACAATTCGTATGATTTTAAAAAAAGGGTTTCGTTATTAATGGGTGTAAATTTTTCCGACTGTTCTTCATACAAAGTCGGAGGTGTATATTTGCCTAAAGAAAATGCTGTTGTTTTTGACTTAAAAAAAGTAAAAGGAGGAAAGAAAAATGAACGCTTATGAAATTATGTACATTATTCGCCCGGAGCAGAAAATAGTCGAAGATGTTATCTTGAAGTTCAATGACTTAATAGCTTCTAGTGGTGGTGTAGTTGAAAAGACAGAACGCTGGGGAGAAAGAAGAATGCCTTACGTGATCCAGGACTACGAGAATGGTATTTATGTCCTGGTTACGTTTCATGCAAGCAAGAGATGTGTGCTTAAGCTTCACAAAGCAATGGATATTACCGAAGAAGTGCTCAGGCATATGATTATCAGAAAGGGGGTGTGCTGATATGACACCTTTTGATAAATTTAAGGAAACTGCTGCGTTAGTTAATCTTTGGATAACAGAAGAAAAACCTAAAATTGAAAGATTCGGCTGCCGAAACTGCCAGTACGCTCATTCAATGCATGAAAGCTTTGACAGATTCTTTACAAACCAATACGGAGCTTGCAGCTGTTTGCCAAACTGGTGCACTCCGATAGCTCGCATTGATGAATGTCCTAAAAAGAATAATCCTAGAGCTGGCAAGCTCAGTTCGATTTGCAAAGTTAACACGGAGGTATAAAATGGCTAATATCTGTTTCAATGACATTACAATGGTTGGAGATAAGGCAATACTGCAAAGGCTGCAAGATGATATTGAACGTCACCTAAATGAAAATGATGGCAGCATTTATAGATATGGTAATGAGCTTTACCCTGGCAGTAACTATGAAGGATGGTTCGACGATGTTGGAGAAGTAACTAAAGCCAACGAAGAAGAATATTTCTTGCGGTTTACCGTAGACACCAAATGGACCCCGGCAATGGACTTTTTCGTAAGACTTGCAAAAGATAAAGGCTTAAAACTTTACTATGCTGCCGAAGAACCTGGCTGCGAGCTTTATCAAACGAATGATGTTAACGGAGAGTTCTATGACGAAAGATATGTCTTGTATTGCAGAGAGTGCGAGATAACCTATTATAGCTCAAAGAAAGATTTAGTTGACGGACTAGCGTTTCTGTTCAAAAGGCGAGGTTATAAGGTGTTTAACAAAGAAAGCGCAATGGAATGTAGCATCAAGGAACTTGAAAAAATCGGCAGAATATTCTTGGTAGACGGAACTAACACATGGTTTGACATAGGAGAATTTGAAATAGTTCCTACCGATGAGCAATAGAAAGGTAGTGGTTAACGTGAAAACATTGTATTTTGAAGGTGCTGGCTGGGAAAAGGCAGAGCGCAGCATCAACACCATAGGCAACTGCCGTGTTAGAACAGCATTTCACCTCGATAACGGCAAGGGCGTTTATCTTGAAATTATCAATGGTGGATTGCGGTATGTAGGATTCGTAGACTTCTTGTTCTACATCACGGATGAAGAACCGAACGATGACTGCAATAAGCATAAATTGCCCGGTATGCGTAACACTCATTTTGCTTATGACTTCGATTCGATTCTTACTTTTGTGAATAGCCTGGGAGCATCGTTTGATAAAATATGTGTGCTGCCAAACCTTGCCGGATATAGAGTACATTCAGATGACCGGGCAAAGCGATACAACTATGCTGACGAGTTTACGCCAGACTGGGAGGTTATAAAGAGGGCGAAAGAAATTCACGAATACTTTTACCAGCTGGAGCAATCAGAAGGCAAGAAGTTCCCTAACTTCTCTCTGTACAATGACGAAGGCAACAAGACAAAGCTTTACTTGATCAGGCATTATAACGGCTATAATAAGAAATGGCTCATTGATGCGTCAAGCGATTCGTGGTTGAAAACGATGATTGAAGTATCTTAGCAAAAAGCCTGCGGGAAATCTCGCAGGCAATATTTTTATAAAAGATTATGTTGATTACATAAAGAGAACGCTGTATAATGATAAGAGATATAATAATTAAGGTGGTGCTACTATGTCAATAGAAAACAAAATCAAGGTATTAATCGCTTCAACAGGAAAAAACCAGGCTACATTAGCTAGGGAAATGGGTATTACGCCAATGTCCCTGAACTACAAGGTTAAAAAATGCAAATCACTTAAGCTTCTGCTGGAGCTTGCAACTGCCTGTGACTTTGAGGTAGTTCTGCGCAAGCGTGACGGCAGTATTGAGTATGAGGTAACTAGAGAAGATTTAGAAGAAAACTAATATTTTATAAAGAAAACTCTTTACAAAAGCAGAGAAATATAGTATAATATAATTGTAGGGAAGATAGAAAGCCTACAAGAAAGGAAGTCAGTTAAGATGTTAGAAAAGAAAATCGCTGCTTTAAAGAATATGAGTAAAGAGGTATTAATAAGTGAGTATGAAAAAATGGTAATGTACAATACTCAACACCTGGAAGCTTGCTTGGGTAAATCTGGTCAGTATGAAGAAGCAATTAAGGCGGAAATTCTCAGCCGCATGAATTAAGGAGGGTGAAAATTATGAAGATAGGTCAAGTCAAATTTACCTGGCGTGCACATCGTCAAGCTTTTGCTATTAAAATTGGCGGCGAACAAAGAGTCTTCCGTTTCAATAAGAAAACTGCTCGCAAAGAGCTGTTTTCGAAAATTCGCTCGTTAATTTCAGAAGCGGAAAGCACACAGAAGGTTTGCCAGCATTGTGGCAAGCATTACTTCGGTGTAAACGCACATAACTTTTTGTGCGGTGACTGCGCTCAGGAAGCGGCTGACATCAATCGTGAAGGTGTCGGTAACATTAAAGAGTTTGAAGCTCTGCAGTGCATTCCCGAGGGTGTTAATCCAATCGAATATAAGCGAAAAATTGACGCAGAAATTCGTGCTGAACGTCAAGCATTGGTTGATATTTGGAAACAAGATGACCAAGCGTGGAATTTGTACTGCTACGGAAAGAGGGAGAGCAAATGAAGATGTTTTTAAACTATAATGGCATTTGGAAATCTGGCACTTACGCTGTTGTTCCTGCATACAGATGACGTAGAGAAATGCACATTTGAACCTGACTGCCTGAGCTACAAAGATCAGGCTGAATGCGACCACCTGGACGCTGTTAAGGCTTTTATGGCTGATAATTGTACCGAAGCAGAAGCGGAGCGTCATATCAAGAACGGCAGCGAAGCAATCAAGTCTAGCTACTGGAACCAGTACGTCAAAGACAATGACCTACGTAACGGCGAAGGCGAGCTGATTTCCGCAGAGGACGCAAAAAAGAGCTTAGCGCACGTAGCGTAACGGTTGACGGCGAAGAATATATCCTGTTGTACGTTCTCTAACGTAAGATAAGCAAACCGAAAGGGCGTGATCTTTTGAAGCCGGAAGATATTATCAAGTCTTACAATGCCGAAGGCAGCATTAAAAAAGTTGCTGCGTTGTTCCGCGTTTCGGAGCAGAAAGTCAGGAAGGTTCTCATTGATGCCGGAGCATACGAAAGCGATATGTCCATACAGGTCAATGATTTATATGAGCAAGGTTACAGCGTGGAGAACATAGCCGAAAAATTGCGTGTAAGCAAGAGCACTGTTTCAGCATATCTGCCATACACCAAAGGCGTGTATCTTGGCGAAAATCCTTCCAGCAATGCTCTTAAGATAAGAAAGTGCAGAGCTAAAAATGGATGAGCCTTTAAACGAACTGCTAGATAAGTATATAGATGCTTATAGCAAAGGCGAGGATAGCTTAAGAGCGTTTTGGGAGTATGTCATAAGCATAGGAGCTTATGAGCAGATGCGACAGCTTGCTGTATACCAGGATGTTATTTTTAGCTACAAAAAAGACCAAGCAAAGCCTGCCTGTAATGGTTACTGCGAAAAAGCCTACACAGTCGAAGATGCAGAGTTTGCCCGGATACAAATAGAGCACCTTTTAAAATCATGTCAGTAAGGTGTCATTTACAAGGCAATTAAAGGAATGATATAATTAAGATGCAACAGTTGGATGATAAATCCTTCTCCTAAAAATATGTTGTGTACTCAAAAAGCCGCCTACAAAAATTGATATGTAGACGGCTTTTTAAATATATAAAACATAACCGATATTTTATAAAGAAAGCTCTTTACAAAAGTAGTATAATGTAGTATAATATAAGTATAGGGAAGATAAAGTACCTGCTAAATAAAGAGTAAAGGAAGTCGGTTAAAATGAAAAATATTTTTGAAGAAGCTTATCAAAAGGAACTCCAAGCAATAGCTGCGTTTGATGCAGCAAAAAATGACGAAGAAAAAGAAAAAGCCAGAAAGCTTCATTATGAAGCCATTGCCAAAATAAATAACTTTGGCAAAAGTGCTATTCATATTTGGCGTGAATATCAAAGCTCCAGGGAGCATGGCAATCTCAATCTTAACCTTTCCGAGGTTATCTGGGATGAACAAGTACCTGAAATAGTGGCTTGCATGAAAGCAAACGGAATTGAAAGATTTACATTTTCAGCAACGTATACCGAAGCAATTAGAACTGCTTGGCTGTTCCAGCAAGAAGGTTATGTTCTTGAAGGATTTGTTGAAATCAACAGCAGATATACCGATGCTTATGGAGATAGCAAAAAAGTTCCTGCGTTGCAGTTTAGAGTAAAATAAAAGAAAGGCGGTACAAAAAAGTACCGTCTTTTTATAGTTATTTTTGAAAAAACACTTTACAAATAAACAAAAATGTAGTATAATATAAGTATAGAAAGGAGGTACAAAACGTGGACCAGAATTTGAAAGATGCTGCTGAAACGGTTTCACTTATATTAAGTTCCGTGTTAACGGCTCTCCAAATACAGGAGAAGTTAAAGAAAAAGCAGCAAAAAAAGAAGCCCCCTGTAAATCGCAAGAGCAAGAAGCGTAAATAAAGAGGGCAGCAGGTAGGACGAGCAATCGTCCTCCTGCCTATATTCTACCACGTTTTAACAAAAATGAAAATACTAATTTGGTTGTTCACTATTGGCATTGTAGTCGAAGCAGTAAGAAATTTTCCTCAAATGAGCCTGCATGAATGGGTATTGTGGGCGCATGGCTTAGCTAGTGGAATTGTAATGTTGTATTGGTGGATAAGTAGGGGTTAACATGGAAAGTAAAAAATGGGGCGGTGTTCGCGAGGGAGCAGGCAGACCAAAAGGAAAGACTGCTGCTGGCGAACGCAAGGGACGCAATATTAGAGCGTTCGATGATGAATGGGAGCTTATAAAGCAATTCGCAAAAATCGTCAAAACTGACCGTCAGCGAGCGGAAGAGTTGCTAAAATTATTGTAGTTTTATTGGACAGTGTAAAAAAGCACTGTCCTTTTTTATTGTAAAAAAATGGAGGTACATCATGGACTTAAGAAGCAAAATCACATTAATGGCGTTGACAGACATTACACCGTATAAGAACAATCCAAGAAACAACGAGGAAGCTGTTGAGAAGGTTGCTAACTCAATTAAGGAGTTTGGCTTCAATCAACCTATCGTAGTCGACAAAGATAATGTTATCATTGTTGGTCATACACGCTATCTTGCAGCACAGGAGTTAGGTTTAGCTGAAGCTCCGGTAATTGTTGCCGGGAACTTATCAGATGAGCAAGCAAGAGCTTATCGCCTGGCAGATAACAAGACAGGAGAAATCGCTGAATGGGATTTTGAAAAACTTGCATTAGAGCTAGAAGAAGTAGAAAGCTTAAATATGAGCGAGTTTGGTTTTGCTGGTGAAGGTTTAGATAGCTCGTTCAGTGAAAGTGATAGCGAAGATGATATTGCAGATTTCTTTGAAGCCGCTCCAAACACGCAGGAAGGTAACGCTGGTTCTAAAACTGCGAGCGCAGACAAAAAGATTGTCACCTGCCCGCATTGTGGAGAAAAATTTGAAGTATGAAACTTTACCTAGCTGGTGGTATGAGCTACCGCGAGTTGCTATTCGGGAGGGCGATAATGAAACTGTTTCTTGCGGGCGATGTTCCATGGAGAGAGCTGATATACAGTAAAACGGTAATTAATTGGGCTACTCCTAAAAAACAAAAAGGCGAGTTAACAACAAAATTATTTCTTGCAGGCGGTGAAAGTGAAGCAAAAGAATGCAGTAAAGAGCAAAAAAAGTACAAAGTAAACATCCTTGAATCGTTCTTACAGACAACAGCAGAGTCGGAGAGATATCTGCCGTATTACGATGATTATATGCTTGATTCTGGAGCTTTTAGTATGCTGACGGGTAACACAAAAAAAATCAATCTTAAATCATACGTTGATGCTTACATCGAGTATATCAATAGGCATGACATAAAAAAGTTTTTTGAGCTCGACATCGACCCTATCATCGGATATGATGAAGTGCTACAAATTCGTAACTATATCGAGCGAAAGACAGGTAAAAAGCCTATACCCGTTTGGCATCGCAGCAGAGGGAAAGAAGAGTTCTTAAAAATGTGCAGCGATTACCCATACGTAGCTCTAGGAGGGATTGCAATAAAGGAAATCAAGCCCAGCGAACACCAGCACTTTACTTGGTTTATAAATGAAGCTCACAAAAGAGGTGCTAAAATCCATGGACTAGGGTACACAAACCTTAAAGGTTTACAAAAATACCATTTTGATAGTGTAGATTCTTCGTCATGGGTTTCTGGTAACAGGTTTGGGCACGTTTACAGATTTAATGGAAAAACACTTGTAAAATATGACAAGCCAGAAGGCATGAGGGTAAAAAACAAAAAAACTGCTCTTAACAATTTTGTTGAGTGGGTAAAGTTTAGCGAGTATGTCGCTAACCATTATTAAAGGAGAACAAAATGAAAAAAATTGTACATAAAGTAGAACCTGGCATGAACATTCAAGATGTTCATTGCACTACATATCAAATGAGAAATTTTTATACACAGTTTCATGACGGCTTTTTTAGTAATTTAGATGTTATGAACTACATTCAGCATCACACAGCTGCAAAGATGGCAAAAACAGGGTGGAACGTTGTCGACGTTTGTTGTGGACGTTCATTAATGCTGCCACTCTTACGCTACCATGCAAAAAATATCAACAGTTACACAGGCGTTGATATTTGTAAGACCAACATTAAAGAAGCTATGCGAGGAGCTTCCAAAAAGCTTACTATGGAAGAGCTAAAAACTTACTATCCGTTTAAAGTTTCTTGGAAATTGTGCGATGTTGCTGAAATGACAAAGGTTGTTCCTGCTAACTCAACTGATTTTGTTATTTACACATCAGCTTTAGAACATATGCATAAGACGGTAGGAGCGCAAAGCTTAAAAGAGTGTTATAAGATTATGAAGCCAGGAGCAGTAATGTTTCTTTCCTGCCCTAATACTCCGGGCAATGGCTATAACACTCAATATGCAGCGCACGTCTATGAGTGGGGGTACGACGAGTTAAAAGCGGAAATTAAACAAATTGGATTAAAAATCGAAAACGAGGTAGGACTTGTAATGGGTGCTAAAGAAATGAAGGCGTTTTATGAGCAAATGCCAGACAGCAGTTTAAAACAGTTTTACAACTCTTTAAAAAAGTATGTGCCTAACGACTGGCTAACTGCTTTCATGTCAATTCCGTTCCCTAAAGCTTCTAAAGAGATTTTGTTTATAGTGAGGAAATAAT